TATCTAAATCTTCTTTACTGTGAGGTCGTTTATAATAGTTCTTATAATCGTGTAGATGTGTCCAAGTTACTTGATTACCCTTATTCATTGCACCAGTAAACTTTGGCATTTCATCTGTATACTCCCGGTAGTCTATATAGTTGTAGTTAATACTTTCGTACCCGAAGTTATTTACTATTAAATCTACTAGTAAATGAGTTCCGCTTCTTCTAGCAGAGACAATTATAACATTCTTTTTAGTATTCGTCAACGCTTTTTATTCTTTTAATAACTTCTCTATCTAAAGTAACCCCATTACGTACAAGCATGTCATGATAACTGTTTGTCTCTTTTCTATCAACAGAACTCGTACCATGCCAATCGTATTTTAGATTCTGTAAACTTTTTTCAGGGTAATTGTATTCTTTATAGAATTTTTTATAACCTAAGTAGTGACGTGTTAAAGCTGTACGTGTAAAAAAGTTATGAAAGTCTCCAACATTTTTATGGATAGACCATTTATATTTTCTAGCATCGTCTACATATAGGGGAGTTAGTCCAGTAAAATCGGAAACTTGTTTTAAAAATTTAGTCTGGTTAAATACGGCATCCTCGTATCTTAAAACTATACAGTCATCACCGAATTCTTTTTTATAGAAGCGTATAAGGTCTATTTGCTTCTGAGCTACTTGGTTAAGGAATTCTGATGTGTTTATATTTTTATGTGTGTCTAATTTATAGTCATATTCAGAAATATGTAATCCATTTTCATAAAACCCTATGTTCATGGCTACTTCTCTAGGGTCAGTTATTACAACAAATACTCTTGTCTTTGCTTCTTTCTTTAAAGTAGATACTGTATCAGCATCTAAAACTATATGAGCCTTAGCCCAATTTTCATTCAATGCTAACTCAGGAAAGTTTTCTCTGATAAATTCTTTAGAAAATTCAGAGCCAGACATTCTCCAGCTAACAAGAAGGTATTTATTTAATGGTAAGTCTTTACGTAAAAATATATTACAGTTTTCTACAAGTATATCAGGGGTAATTTCGTAAAGTTCATCTAACTGGCTCAATTATTTTTACTTTTAAGTTTCCTGTACCTTTTATAAGTCTATGGTAGACTCCTTTAGGTATAAATATACGAGAAAGTTTTGATGGAGGCAAATTGTCTAATTGAAATTTCCAATCAGTATCGTGCATAGGTTCAACAATTCTGTCTTCTTTATCCCTATGCCATACAAATTCAAATGCAGGAGTATTGTTTGAAAATTCTCTTACAACGTAGCCGTCTTTCTGAGTTTCAGAATAAGGTCTACCAGTATCCGCTAAAGTTTGATGATCCTCCAAGGCTTTTCCAATAACGTCCGATATTACAGGACCAGTATCCTGCTTTAGTTTTATCTTTTTTAGTAGCACATTTATGTCTAGCAGCAAAAGAAGCTCTTGCTCCTTTCTTTTTAAACTTAACTGAAAGTCCTGTATCTCCAAAAGAAACTTTCTTTACATTTCCTTTTTTTGATTTAACATAAACGTAGAATTTTTTACTGCCACCTCTCTTAGGTTTATTTAGAGCTACCTTTTTACCTTGGTATTCAAGCTCGTTCATATAACCTACAGAAGCTTTAAGCATATCGAATCCATTATAATCAAATGTTTCGTTTTGTAATGCAACTGCTTGTTTTAATTTATCCATATCGATAGTACCTCCAATAGATTCAACTAGTTCTTTTACTAGTTCGAAGTCAACCATTTCTGATATTGATGTTGCTTCATCTATTGTGTCCTCGTTTTCAATCATTTCATCGATTAGAGATCCTATTTCGAATAATGGATTATATTTTTTTGACATCATTGGTAGGTCCAAAGGAACTCTCATTCCATTATAGTCTCCATGCTCTCCGATATCAGTAGTCTCTAACAATTCTCTATCTTCTTCAGACAACTCTATCTCCTCGTTACTAAGAGCTTCTCGTGCTTCTTTGAATAGTTGTATAAAGGCTTCAGAGTTATAACGGTAGACATGCTCATGTAAAGAGAGTTTATTGTCTATATGGTATTGTAGAGATGGGTATCCTACTATGTCTTTTAATGTAATCATAAGTTAAAATCTTTTCTATAGAATTTACCGAGTACGTTATCATTCATGTATTGCTCATTATTATGTTCTAATACTCCATTAATAAATAGGTGCTTACATTCAAAATAAGTTAAAAGCTTCTTAGTAGGTACAAATTCTAAGATACGTTTTTCAAAATCTGATCTCAAATCTTTCGATTCTTTTACAAATTTTAATACGTCTTTATGTGACCCATAATAATCTCTCCAGTCTGATTCTTTTACGATTTTTTGTTTTAGAGGTGTTCGTCCTCCAATGCCTTTTGCTTTTCTTTCTTCTCTTAAGGCTTCAAGGGCTCTTTTTCCTAGTCTTTTATTACGCTCAAAGTATAGTACTTTTTTTCCTATGTACTTCAAGCCGGATGGCTTATGTAAGGTTTCATAAATAAAACCATAAGTGCCTTTTGGCATATCTGAAATCTCTGTTATAAGCCTACCCTGGAAAGTCCAGGTAGGGAGTGTTGGCATGTTCATAGTGATTAGGTTATGTCGCTAGAGCTTAGCTTTAAGCTCGTCAATCTGTAACTGCTGGTCTTTAGCAACTTCAATTAATAACGCGACTAGTTTCTCATAACGTACTGCTTTAAATCCATCTGCTCTATCTACCACTATCTCAGGTAATACAGCTTGAATTTCTTGTGCTACAACACCGATGTCTCTACCTCGGTATGTATCTTGATTGTTATTCCAATCAAATGTATAACCACCTATCGCTTTTAATTTATCAATAGGATTAGCGATTGCGGTTATATTATCTTTAAATCTTTCATCTGATGAAGCATATGCTACTATGTCTTGTGAACATTCTATAGGCACGCTAAAGAAAGCTTGTTTATCAGTTATTTTTGCTCTTGAGGTTCCGTCTACAGTAAATTCTAATTCATCTTGAACAGCAAATTCAAGTTTATGTGTTCCGGAAGTATTATAATATTTTATGTATCCGTAATTAGCAACACTGTACCCTGTGTTATACTCACCGAAGTTTAAACCCATTCCTGTATTAGCACCAAAGCTAATATCAGCATTCATGGAGTTGGTTCCTCCTATGTTTAAGTAATTCTGTTCTACTCTTGTTGCAACTGCGTATCCTTCATCTTGATGGTTACCCCAACCTGCTACTGTATCCCAATCATCTATATCCACTTGTGCGATACCAAAAGCTGGTGAAGCAGTAAATATTGGATCAGTTTCTGATGTAAGAGCACTACCTGCGTTTAAAGCGTAAGATGCTGTAAGGGCGTTTGTAGCATAAGAAGACGTGATAGCATAATCAGCGTCATTTGCATTTTGTGCGTGTCTTGCTCTTTCTGCGTAAGATGCTGTAGTAGCATAGGAAGCTGATACTGAATTACCAATAACTGTTCCAGATATTGTACCGTTAACAACTAAGTCTTGTACTGTCGTTACTCTATTAACAGTTAAGTCTCTATTAACAATTACTTTGTCTGTTAGTATGTCACCTCCTACAGTAAGATCTTTTTTAATTATACCGTGATTTGAAATGTATAATTCACTTCCTGATATATCTGCAGAGCTAATTATGTTGCCGGTAGAGGATAGAGTACCAGTAAAATCATGAGTATCATCACTAGTATTACCAAATTTAGTTGATCCAGATTCAAATATTACTGATGAAGTAATATACTCTGTGTTAAATTCTTGTGCTGTTATTGTACCGGTTACTGTTAAGTCTCCTTCTAATGTGTCTGTAGTATTCTTTAATCTACTGCTTTCTATTGAACTAGATAATGCTGTAATAGAATTATTAGTAGCAACAATAGAAGCTATCCTTGATGCCTTTTCTGTACCGTCTACTAAAGCAGTAGAGCTAGATAATGCTGTTATGCTTGCGTTAAGAGTTAAGTTTTGTTGAGCATCTGCAAGTTCTAGAGCTGTAACAATTTGGTCTCTTCTTGTATGAGCTGAGCTAGATAATGCTGTAATAGAATTATTAGTAGCAACAATAGAGGCTATTCTTGATGCTTTTTCATTAGCATCTACTAAAGCAGTTGATTGCGATAGTGCTGTTAATCTTGCCTCTCTCTGATCATGAACCGAACCACTATAGTTATAATAATCTGTAGTCTCGGTAATGCCAATTTGAATAGAGCTTGAAACTAAAGTTGGTTTATTACGTTGAGTATTAAAGTCTGTCTCTCCGTATATCTTAGTACCGTATAGGTCTCCGTCTGCTGTAATGTTATTAAATGCTAGGATAGTACCTGCTTGCATTCCTCCATCTGCTATAACATCATTGTTAGAAACTATATCTCTAGTTGCTCTAATTGAACCAGTAAATATATGAGTATCGTCTAAAGAATCTCCAAATCTTGTAGATCCTGATTTATATAAAATAGAACTGGATACTAATGTTGTCTCAAACTGATGAGCATATATTGTACCGTCTAGATATATATTTCCTTTTTGGAATGTACTAGCAGAAATAAATAATTCTTGGTCCCACCATTTGTAGTTAAAGCTACTTACACCTTCCCAATTTCCTTGGTCATCTTTCTTTAACTGTACATTA